TCCCGTGCCCGAGGCAGAACCCGTCTATGTAGTCCCACTCCGCGTACGCCGAGGCCAGGAGGCGCCGGATCACGTAGGAGGGTTCTCCCCGGCCTCCTCCATGACGGCGGAGATGAGGTCGGTCAGGTCGGGGATGTCGAGGTCGTCGGCGGGGTTCTTCAGACGCTTGACGACCTCGGCTCCGGTCTCCTTGCCGAAGAGGACGTGGCACCACTTGGCCAGGCCGTCGATGATCTTCTCAGAGTCCTCGTCGGCGTCCTTGAGCGCCTGGGACAGGAAGATGGCGACGGACGCCTTGGGAGGGCGGACCTTGTACTCGGTACCGACCAGTTCAACAGAGATGGACTTCCGGGTCTTGCCGGGGATCGTGATAGTAGCCATGAGGTGATTCTAATGGAAGTCAGAGGGCTTGATAAGCCGGAGCGCGTCCCGCACGAAGTGGGCGCCCGTGATGCCCTTGACCCACTTCGCGAAGACGGCCTGTGAGGACCCCTTCGGGGTGAAGACCATGCGTGACGCCTTGACCGGCCCGTGGGCGCGGGTTCCCTTCTCCTGGTAAGCGGCGTACGGGGTCCGCGCACCGATCTCGAAGGTGGGATTCAGCGGGTGCTTGCCGTGTACCCGTTCAATAGTGACGGAGTTCACCATACGGCCAGAATTAACGCGTCCCTTGGCGCGGATGTTGCGCTGGATGCGCCCCTGAGTGCGTCGGGACGCCTTCAGGGCAGCCTGTTTAGTGATCTGGGCCACTTTATCCTCACGGATTGGCCCCTTGAACCTGACGTTTACGTGAACCATCTCACACTTCCCGGGGAGTCACGGGCAGTTGAGTCGGACCGTTAAGGTCCACTCGCCGGCCACGCAGCCCCCGTCGGGCCCGGACGCCTGCCAGTCCATGGCGTCGGCGTTCGTGGACGACGTCAGGAACCGGCCCAGGTCGGCCATGTCCTGGTGCAGGACCGCTGCGTCAGTGGTCAGGTCGAAGGGGCGAGGCCCTCGGCCGCGGTCGTCCACGACCTCGACGCAGCGCAGCGTGCCGAGGGCGTAGGTAGCCGCCCAGTAGCGGACCGAGCACGCATCGCCGTCGGCGGCCCGGGGGCCGAAGACGGGCGAGACGGAGACGGTGCGCACGTACAGGTGCCCCGCGCAGCACTCGTCCCAGGCCACCTCGGCCCCGGGGGCTACGTACGCCTGAGAGACCGCGTTGGAGAGGGCCTGCGCTCCGCCCTTAAGCAGGGCGAGGGCCGTGGAGTGGACGACGGACGGCGCCGGGGCGGAGACTCGCCCCGACAGCGCCGCGTAGTCCTCGCTCTGGGCGCGGCTACGGCGCGACAGGCGCGGCGCGGGGCTCACCAGATCACCCCGCCACGGCGGCCGGACGGCTGACGGCGCGCGTAGTCGTCGGGGTTGTAGGCCCGGGCGGTCTGGCGAGGCTTGCGGATCGAGGCGACCCAGGAGTCGACCAGCCAGATCCCGGTCCGGCCACTCTGCATCTCCTCGAAGTCGTCCTGCACCTGGACGGTGACGCCCTGCCGGGTGACCGACTGCAGGCGCGCCGGCAGGGCGCAGTCCCGGTCCATGCAGGCTGCCTTGGCCAGCTCAAGCGCGAGCACGCCTGCAGCTACCTGGCCTCCCTCGGGGACCGGCACGCCCTGGGAGTAGCGGATCTCCCAGGTTCCCTCTTCGGTCGTCGGCCGGGAGAGGTCTTGTACCGAGGGGAATACAAGCGGAACATCGGGACCGGCCGGTGAGGTGCGTCCAGTGAGCTGAAGCACAGAGCGGTTGATGAGGCGGTACGCTCCAAGCGGGAGAACCTTGCCGTTGATAGTGACCTGATGCACCCGGTGGACGTTCCCAGGCAGGCGGATGGCCGGAGTCCCTGAGGTGTGGGTGCAGTAGGGGCCGCACACGCCGCACACGACGTCGTGCATGACTCCGCCCAGGCGGGACGGGAGGAGGCTCCTCAGGTAGTCCTGGGACTGGTAGGTGGGCGGCGGCACGCAGTCGGCCGGCTCGGGCCGAATGGTGATGATGTCGGTCCCGAACCGGCGCCCGGTCCACTCCCAGAGCAGCCGGGTAGCCATGGCCTCGAAGGTGTGCTGCTGCTCAGGCCTACCGGCCTCGTCCAGGTACTCCTTCAGGTCCTCGCACGCGCTGTAGGAGACCGGCCAGTCCCCAGGCCCGTAGCCTCTCTCGATGTCCTGCATGCCCTCTCCTACAGCGCGTACGTGGTGCGGTATGGCTACGCCGCCAGCTATAGGCGGTGCCCGCACGGAAGAGTATACCCATAGGCATCTCCTAACGGCCGTAGAGGGCCTTAGAGGACGGGCAGGTACGGTGACAGCCCCGCAGAGCGTTTGTGCGCTCTGCGGGGCTGTCAGTGCCTCTGAGGGTGGGGTGAGCCTCAGGAGACGGTGACGGGCTGGTCGCTGTCCGGCGGGGGGGCGAGAGCCGTGTCGATCATGAGTAGGTGGTCGAGCGGGTCGAGCGGGGTGGGGAGCTTCGCGTTGTCGAAGCCGCCGCCGCCCTGCTTGGCCTTCTTGACGACGTCGTAGGGGCCGGTGCCCCAGGCGTTGCCGGACTTGGTGACGGCTCCGGTCATGGAGAAGGAGATGGCGTCCTCGCCGTTGACCTCGATGTCGCCGATGGTGCCGGCGGTGATGAAGGGCAGCAGCAGGTAGCCGCTGGCGTCCTCAGCGCCCTCGGCGCACGCCTGGCCGGACAGGCCGGTCCACAGCTCGAGCGCGAACTTCTTCTCGATCTTGCCGTAGGCAACCTTGAAGCCGGCGGTGTCGCCCGCGTGGTCCAGGTACTTCGTAGCGTTGGTGACGATGTCCAGGACGGAGGGGTTCACACCGCAGAACTCCAGCTCGACGGTGAAGAACTTGAAGGTGTTGGACTGCTTCTCGTTGACGCACAGGGAGCCGTCGGCCTTGCGGACCGTGATCTCCGTGCCGTCCTCGACCTCAGCGGCCAGCTTGATCGACACGAAGCCGGAGGTGGCCACCGGCTTGTGCTGGGCCTTGTCGAACTTGCCACAGGTGTCCAGCGGGGTGACGCGGATGCGCTTCCCCAGCACCGGTGTGTATGAGTGCGTCTTCGCCATGGTTCAGCGCTCTCCTTCGTACGTGATTTGAGTGATGGTGTAGACCGCGGCCGCGGCGATCACGGCCAGGGCGACTGATGCTGCGCGGGAGATCACTCTTCCGCCGCCTTCAGGTCGAGCTGCGGGATCCCCGCGTCCACGGTGACCCGGAACGCATCCCACTTGTTGAAGCCGATGACGTACTGCCTCTCGGCCACGCCGGTGAGGTCGTTCTGAGCCTTGTCGAACCCGCCGGATCCGTTGGTCGAGGTGAAGGCATCCCCGCGGTAGATGACGAGCGGGCCAGTGGCCACGATCTGCATCTCGTCCGGGTAGCCGGCGCCTACGACGACCGGGGTGCCTAGGCGGGTGGCGAAGCCGCCGCCCTTCACGTCCTCGATCAGTTTGGCGCTCGCCATGAGGCTGGCCAGGCGGCGAGGGATGTGCAGTGTCGGCTGGGCGCCATACTGCGCCGCGTAGTGCTCCAGAGCAGCGAGGCCCTGAGCCATGTCCAGCTTCCCATTACCCTTGGCGGCGTAGGAGCGGACCTTGCCGAGGCCGAGGCCTCGGTCCGGAGCGCCGCTCCAGAGTGCCTGCTCGACGGCGTGCTCCTCCTGAAGCAGCAGGCGGGAGGCGGCGATCTGGGTCGCCTCCTGCGGAGAGTGTCCCAGCGGCGTGGTGCGGAAGGCCGCGTACACGGTGAGCGGGGCCCGGGACTCCAGGGTCAGGCACTTCGGGTCGGTCAGGGTCTTAGGCAGGCCGGGAACGGTGCCGGGACTCTGCCACTGGCCGATGGCGCCAAGCTGAGCGCGCTCGACGTCCTCCCAGGTGACTCCGTTCTCCCAGCGCACCGAGGAGTCCTCGATGGGCGCGAACTGGGAGAAGAGCCCGCCCGGAAGGGGCGTGGCAGCGGGGGCGCTGACCCGCTGCTTCGGTGCGATGATGGGCATCTGTCCTC